AGGAAATGATGCTACAGCAACACCTCAATATATGTCAGCTTCAGGAGGAACAGAAACAACTTGTGGAAATTTTAAAATACATACTTTTACATCTGATGGAACATTTACAGTGAATAGAACTGCTGCAAGTTCACCTAATAATGCTGTAGATTATTTAGTTGCAGCAGGTGGTGGAGGAGGTGCGGCACAACACTCAGGAGGAGGTGGTGCAGGAGGTTTAAGATTTTCTGCAACAACTTACACAGCACCACCAACAAGTTCACCTATTGCATCACCAGCAGGAATTACAGTTACAGCACAGGCATATCCAATTACAATTGGAGGAGGTGGTGCGGCAAGACCTGGTATAAGTTCTCCAAGTGGTGCTTGTAGTCAGGGTAATTCAGGAAATAATTCAGTTTTTTCAACAATAACTTCTACTGCAGGTGGAGGTGGTGGAGGTTATGGAAGTGCTCCAAGATATAATGGTTTAGCAGGGGGCTCAGGTGGTGGTGCTGGAAGTATAAATGGATCAGGTGGTTCAGGTAACACTCCACCTGTAAGTCCGCCACAAGGAAACGATGGTGGCGATGGTGCACCATCTATATTCACTGGAGCAGGCGGTGGGGGTGCTGGTGCAGTTGGTTCAGATGCAGGTCCACCACAAGCTGGTAATGGTGGTGTAGGATTACAAGTAAATATAAATGGTACTGGACACTATTGGTCTGGTGGTGGTGGAGGTGGAAGTGAATCAAGCAGAACAGGTGGAAATGGTGGTTTAGGTGGTGGGGGAGGTGGTGGTGCTATGCCATCAGGAACACAAGGTACAGGCGGAGGAAGTGCTTTAAATTCAGGAGCAAATGCGTCTTCAGGTAATGGTGGTGCAGGTGGAACAAATACTGGAGGTGGTGGTGGTGCGTCAGGTTCAAATGATACAACAGGTGCAACAGGTGGAAGTGGTATTGTAATAATTAGATATAGATACCAATGACAACAATTAAGGTAGATAAAATAACTCCAGGAAGTGGAACAACAACTACTTTAGGGGATAGTGGAGATACATTTACTATTCCAGCAGGAGTTACTTTTGCTAATTCAGGTTCTAGTAATATGGGTTGTCAAGTTAGTTATTGCTCAACTACAAAATCAGCTTCTTTTACAGCAGTAGCAAACAAAGGTTATTTTATAAATACATCAGATGCTAGTCCATTTTTAAATTACGCAGTTACAGTAGCTTCAGGAACTTTATATGTTGTTGGTGGAACTGGTAATGCTTTTTATTTAGATGGATCAAGAACAATGGCAATTACACTTTTAAAAGGTAGAACATACAGATTTACACAAACAGATAACACAAATGATGGACACCCATTAATTATTTCTACATCTAATTCAAGTACATTAGGAACTATGCAAGCAGGTATTGTTTCATCAGGAGTTACTTATTATTTAGATGGAGCAAGTAACCAAACAAATTATACAAACACTACAACTTTTAATGCGGCAACAACAAGGTATATAGAGTTTCAACCACCAGCGACAGGCACATATTATTTTGCTTGTTATGTTCATGGAATACAAATGGGTGGTGCTATAACATCACAAGAATTAACAGTAACCTTACCGAGTAGTCCAACAGTAGGAACAGAAATGATTATTATTGATTCTACTGGTAATGCTTCTACAAATAATATTGTAATTGGTAGAGGTGGATCAAAAATAAAAGGTTTATGTGCTTGTGCAACTCTTAAAACAGATAGAGTTGGAGTAAGATTAATTTATTCAGATGCAAGTCAAGGTTGGGTCACAATTACAAGTGCAAATGAAACAGCACCAGCTTTAGATCAAACTTTATATGTTACAGCTAGTGGAGGAACAGAAACAACATCAGGTGATTATAAAATACATACTTTTAATTCAGATGGAAATTTTATAGTTTCTTGTGCAGGAACACCATCAGGTTCAAGTACAGTTGATTATCTTGTTGTTGCAGGGGGTGGTGCAGGTGGATCAAATATTGGTGGTGGTGGTGGAGCAGGTGGTTTTAGAGAATCATCAGGTACTTCTTCAGGTTCATATACAGCAAGTCCTTTAGGTGCTTGTGTATCAGCTTTATCAGTTTTAGCACAAACTTATCCTATAACAGTTGGAGGTGGTGGTACAGCAACACCAGGACCAGGTGCACAACCAGCAGGAGGATCAGGATCAAATTCAATTTTTTCTTCAATTACATCAGCAGGTGGAGGAGGAGGAGGTAATCCTCAAAATGGTTCAGCAACATCAGGTGGAAGCGGAGGTGGTGGAAGAACTTGTGATCCAGCTTCATCAAACCCTATAGCAGGTGGTTCAGGAAATACACCTCCTGTAACACCACCACAAGGAAGTAATGGTGGTTCTGGTACTACTTCTGCAAGAGCAGGAGGAGGTGGCGGTGCTACTGCTGTTGGTGCTAATGGAAGTGGTTCATGTAGTGGTGATGGTGGTGCAGGAGCAACTACAAATATTTCAGCAAGTCCAGTTGCATATGCTGGTGGAGGAGGCGGTGGTGGTTTTACATGTTACTCTACAGCAGGAACTGGAGGAACTGGAGGTGGTGGAAATGGTGGTCAAGGACCATCTAGTCCAGCAGGTTCAAATGGAACAGCTAATAGAGGTGGAGGAAGTGGTGGCGGTGGATCAGCTAGTGGTGTAGCAGGAACAGGCGGTTCAGGAGTAGTAATAATAAGGTATAAATACCAAAATTAAAGATTGTGTAAAAAATAAAAAACTGATATAGGAGGAATATTATGGCACATTACGCAAAATTAGGAATAAATAGTAAAGTTATAGCAGTACATGTTGTAGCTGACAAAGATTGTCAAAATGCAGATGGTATTGAAGATGAGGAAGTAGGTAGACAGTTTTTGGAAAATATACATAACTGGCCACTTTGGAAAAAAACATCTTATAACACATCAGGTAACAAACATAACTCAGGTGATGACTCTAAAGCATTTAGAGGAAACTATGCTGGTATAGGTATGATTTATGATGAAGATAATGATATTTTCATTTCAAAAAAACCTTATGCTAGTTGGGTTCTTAATACAGCAGAAGCTAGATGGCAATCACCAGTAGGTGATGCACCTGAATTAGAAGAGGGTGAAGAACTAACTCATTTCTATGAGTGGAATGAAGATAATCAAAGTTGGGATAAAAAAGAAAGAGAATAATCTTCTATGAAGAAACAGGTGGTGTCTGAAATAGATATTGTAAGTGGTACAATAGATAGCCCTAAAGGTTTTGAGATAAATCGTGAAAAAATAAAAAACGATATAATAACTTCTTTTATAAACCAAAAAAGAATAAGCAAGAATAAAAAAGATTTTGCTTATAGTGATTATGAAGTGCCTTTTTCACAACCTTTACAATGGTTAAAAGATTATTTAAGAGATCATTTTAGAATAGAACATAATAAAACACTTATACCAAAATTAGACTTTGGTATTATCCTTGATAAAAAACAACAATCTCACAATAGAAATTTAGTAGAACCATTAGACTTATTACATGCACCTGATTATACTTGTATTTATGGTGTTGATATTGATGATGAAGAACAACTAGAAGTAGTAATACATTATGATGATAATAGACGAGTAAATAGAACTTGGCATGTTTCTTTACAAAACAATAAATTTATCATATTTCCTAGTATGCAAAGATTTTATATTACAGAAAATAAATCAAGCAAACTTCAAACAATACTAATATCAACTTATGAATATATCTAATTATTTTTGGTATTTTCAATCAGCTATTCCTCCAAAAATTTGTGATGATATTGTTAAATATGGTTTAGCTTCCAAAGAACATGAAGTACAAGCATTAACAGGTGGATTTGGAAGAGATAGAGATTTAACAAAAAACCCTCTTACAAAAGATGAAATAGCTGATCTTAAAAAAAAAAGAGATTCAAATATTGTATGGTTAAATGACAGATGGATTTATAAAGAAATACAACCTTACATACATCAAGCTAATAATAATGCAGGTTGGAACTTTGATTGGGATTATTCAGAAAGCTGTCAATTTACAATTTATAAAAAAAAACAATATTATGATTGGCATTGTGATAGTTGGGATAAACCTTATATGGAAGATGGTCCAACAAAAGGCAAAATAAGAAAATTATCAGTAACTGTTTCTTTAACAGACCCACAAGAATATAAAGGTGGTGAGTTAGAATTTGATTTTAGGAATGAAGACCCTGATAAAAAACCTGCAATTAGGAGTTGTACAGAAATATTACCTAAAGGTAGTCTTGTTGTATTTCCCTCTTTTGTATGGCATAGAGTTAAACCAGTAACGAAAGGAGTAAGGTATAGTCTAGT